ATCAAAGCCAGGGCTGCTGCCAGAAAGAAGATGATTAGACAGATCTGGCTTATAATGGGGGTGACCGCTATAGGGTTGCTTTGTGCATTTATACTAATCGGAGGGATCATACTGATTTTTAAGTGATGGGATTTAAATTAAGTGCAGGATTAGGACTGGCTTTACTGCTTTTAGCAGGGTCATTCAAGATGTATTACGATAAAACTCAAGCTGAAATAGAGTCATTTCATTTGCAACTTGAACGGTCAATTCAAAACCAAAAAATGCTTGAAGGAACAATTGAGCAACAAAACGAGAACTTAAAAGAAACCATTCAAAACCATGAGCTCATGATCTCTCAATTAGAGAGATTGCAGAAAGAAAATATGGTAGCTCAGAATGAGGTCACAGATATCAGAAAAAAGTTCTCACGGCATTCCATGGATGTATTGTCCATCAGGAAGCCAAAGTTAATAGAGAATATTATCAATCGTGGTACGAAGTCAGTACTCAATGATCTTAAAGTTATTACCAATGAAGCGCAGTTCGATGAAGATATTATTATTTCTAACTCTACTTCTAGTTAGCGGCTGCTCTATACTGGGTTCAAGTCGGGACATTCCTGAAGTAAAACCTGTAGAAGTGGTAACGGTAGTAAAGAAAGCGCCTACCTATCACCCCCCATTGCCTAATCAAATAGATCCTGTTCCAGTAGAATGGACCGTGCTAAACCCAGAACTTATGCAAGAATATCTTGATGACTTAAACGAAGGTAACGCGCCAACCAATGCGTGGTATGCGTTGACAACAAAGGGATACGAGAACCTTTCTACCAATATGGCTGAAGTAAAAAGGTATTTGCGTCAAGTGTTGAGTATCTTAAAATATTACCGCGAATTAGATGACCAGGAGACTGAGACTAATGAGTGACAAGTTAAGAGAAATGCTTAGAAGGCATGAGGGCGTTAAAAACTTTGTGTATCTATGCAGTGAGGGATACGAAACGATAGGCGTAGGACGCAATATCGCAGATTCTGGTTTGGGCCTTTCTGATGATGAGGTTAATTACCTGCTAGATAACGATATTAAGCGTGTGAAAGAAGAGCTATCTGATGAGTACTATTGGTTTGGTGGGCTTAATGAGGCGAGGCAACATGCCATGATAGACATGTCGTTTAATCTTGGTCAGACCAGGTTGCGAGGATTCAAGAAAGCTTTAGACGCTATGGCTACCGAAGATTATGAGCGTGCAGCTGATGAGTTCATGGACAGTAGGTGGGCAGAACAAGTAAAAAGTCGAGCGCCTGAAGTTACTGAAATGATAAGAACAGGAGAATATCAGTAATGGCCCTTCAAAAGTTTTTGTTTAATCCTGGCATCAATAAAGAAGGAACCGATTACACCGCAGAAGGTGGTTGGTTTGACGGTAACCTAGTCAGGTTTCGCAAAGGCTTTGCTGAAAAAATAGGCGGCTGGACAAAGGTAATTCAAACCTCCTATAACGGCACAGGCAGAAAGCTATTAGGCTGGGTTGATCTGGCTGGTACAAAGCTTCTTGGTCTTGGCACTCGAACCAAGCTTTATATACAGGAAGGCACAAACTTCAATGACATTACACCAATTCGCAGTACCACTGCTGCTGGAGATGTAACATTTGCAGCGACTAATGGATCAAGCACATTAACTGTTACTGATACTGCTCATGGCGCTTCACAGGGTGACTTCGTTACTTTTAGTGGGGCAGCATCATTAGGTGGTAATGTCGTAGCAGCGGTTATAAACCAAGAGTACGAGATAGCAACTGTACCTTCTACCAGCACTTACACCATTACAGCTAAAGATACGAGTGGCGCAACAGTAACTGCAAATGCTAGTGATAGCGGAAATGGTGGAGGGTCTACTGTTGGCGCTTACCAAATCAATGTTGGTCTTGATGTATTTGTTGATGGCACAGGTTGGGGTTCTGGAACCTGGGGTGGTGGAACCTGGGGTTCTACCAGTTCGCTTAGTAATCTGAATCAATTAAGACTGTGGTCTTTCGATAGTTTTGGCGAGGACTTGATTGCTAACGTCCGTGCGGGTGGTGTTTATTACTGGGACACTAGCGCAAAAACTCTTGGAACAGATAGAGCCGTTGCATTGAGTGCGTTAACAGGCGCTAATCTTACCCCAACAAAAGGATTGCAAGTATTGGTTTCTGATGTAGATCGACACGTTATTGTCTTGGGCGCTGACCCAATCAGTGGTGGTTCTCGATCTGGCTCAATTGACCCATTGTTAATTGCTTTTTCTGATCAAGAAAACCCAGCAGAGTGGGAGCCTAGATCAGATAACACCGCTGGTTCTTTGCGTTGTTCCGCAGGATCAGAAATTATTGGAGGGCTTAGAGCTAGACAAGAAACATTGGTTTGGACTGATGTTGCGCTCTACAGTTTGCAATTTGTTGGAACGCCGCTGACCTTTGGATTAAATTTAATCAACGAAGGCGTTAGTTTGATTGGTCCTAATGCTGCGATCAACACGCCATCTGGTGTGTTCTGGATGGACAAAAAAGGATTCTATACTTATACGGGGGCCGTATCTCCGGTCCCATGCAGTGTTCATTCGTATGTGTTTGATGACCTGGAAGAGGGCCAGGCATATCAGTTCTTTGCTTTCTTAAACAAACAGTTCAATGAGGTCGGTTGGTTTTATTGTTCTTCTGGAACAACCTCAATTGATCGATATGTTACTTATAACTACGTTGAACAATCATGGGCCATTGGTCAGCTAGAAAGAACAGCCTGGTTAGATGAAGGTATTGTTGCCTTCCCAAGAGCCGCTGGCAAATCAAGTTCTACTCCTTATCTTTATCAGCATGAAACAGGTAATGATGATGATGGATCTCCAATGGACAACGTGTTCATCGAGTCTGCTGACTTTGATATAGGCGATGGAGAAGAGTTTCAGTTTATTAAGCGCATGATTCCTGATGTTAAATTCACAGGTAGCGGAGGCACTGGGCAACAGATCAATGTTGTTCTAAAAGAACGAAACTATCCTGGTGATTCTTTATCAACAGACCAAACCACAAGCTTTACTGCATCTACCACCAAAATAGACATGAGAGCTAGAGCTCGACAAGCTGTGGTTAGATTTGAATCAGATGATGATGCATCCGTTGGTGTAAGAGAAGGAGTTGGATTTAGAGTTGGCGGTACTCGACTTGATATCAGGCCAAATGGTAGAAGATGAGTAAGCTTTTACAGGGCAGATTACCATTTGAAACAGATCAGGTTGTTGCTGCTGGCACATACAATAAGACAGTAAGGCTGCTTGAATTAAGCCTTGATGCGTTTGATCCAGACAAAACGCCTCAGTTTACTGCATCAGAATTAGATGAACTTAAATTTCAAGCTGGTGATATCATATGGAATAGTTCAATTGGCAACCTACAGGTCTGGAGTGGGACTGCATGGATTTATATTACTGACCCAGAGACATCTGGGTTAAGTGGGACTGGGCAGGTAGGAACAGTACAGGTAATTACAAATGGTTCAATAGTGGTGAGTTTATGACGAAGTTATGCGCAAGAGGAAAGGCAGCAGCTAAACGTAAATTTGATGTATACCCAAGTGCTTATGCAAATGCTTACGCAAGTAAGATTTGTGCAGGAAAGATCAAAGACCCTTCTGGCGTAAAGCGTAAAGACTTTAAAGGGCCAAAACCAAAATCCCTCAAGGGCGGTGGTTTTGTTGCTAAACGGGCCAGGATTATAGGTCTAACATGAGCCTAAAAGAATGGTTTGGCAAAGGATCAAAAGGCGATTGGGTTGATATAGGAGCGCCCAAGAAAGATGGGAAGTTTCAGCCATGTGGTAGATCTTCAACCAAAGGTTCTAAAAGGAAATACCCTAAGTGTGTGCCTCGATCAAAAGCTAAATCCATGACAGCATCTGAACGCACAAGTGCAGTAAAAAGAAAGAGGTCAAAGGCTCAAGGAGTAGGTGGCAAGCCTACCAATGTAAAGACATTTGCCAAAAATGGCGGCTTAATTAGCAAAAGAAATCATCGAGGGTGTGGGGCAGTAATGCCAGATCGCAGAAAGAAGACAAGGTATAGCTGATGTTTAGACGCCATGTAGAAGAGTTTAGAACTGGTGGTCAGGTCAAGCGCAGACAGGCTGCAAAAAGAGCGAAAGAACGCAAGGCAGATGATATGCCAAAGCGCAACAAAAAGAACTTTCGACCTACTAAACAAGGCGCTGGCATGACAGAAGCTGGAGTCGCAGAATACCGAAGAAAGAACCCTGGCAGTAAACTACAGACAGCTGTGACTGGTAAAGTTAAGAAAGGCAGTAAAGATGCAAAGAGAAGAAAATCTTTTTGCGCAAGATCAGCAGGCCAAATGAAACAGTTTCCTAAAGCCGCTAAAAATCCTAATTCTAGGTTACGACAGGCTCGAAGACGTTGGAAGTGTTAGTTTAATTGAATATACTAAAGGTTGGTTTGTAAATGGCGAATCAAATGAAACAGCCTCCTATGCAAAAACAAGCAGAGCGTTTGGCTGCGCAAGGCCGTTATGGCGATACGATGCTTGTTCATATGAACCCAGCAGAAGTTGAGGGCATTGCATCATTAATGCCTGGTGGTCAACTTACCACTAACCCCCAGACCGGACAACCAGAGGCTTTTATTGGCGCGTTGATTACGCTTGGTTCAGCAATTGCAGGAGGGGTTGGGGCAAGAAAAGCAAGAAAATCTGCTCAAAAACAAACCGATGCGATCATGGCGCAACAACAGCCTATGCAGGAGTATAGCGCAGATACTCTTAGATCTTTAAAAGGCTTGTCTTCATTTAAGCCAGCCCAAACTTTGGCAGATATGGACCCAAGTAAGGTTAGCTTCTTGCCTAAAGGAGCTTCACAAGGTTTTAATCTTAATTACCAGAATGTTCCAGGGACCATGTATGCGAACTATCAACCTGATAATCAATTCGCAATGGGCGATTTGCCAAGGCAGGTAGTACAACAACCTGTCATGCAAGAACCAGTTGATACTGATGAGAGTGGCGGGACAGTTGATACAGGATCAGAAGATGTTGGAGGAATGGCTCCTGACTTTGATAGCTTAGAATTAATTAACGCATCAAGAAGACAACAGGGTCTTCCTGAGTTTGAAAGTGTTGAAGATTTTTATGATTTTATTTCAGATATAAGTGAAGGCGGTCCTGGTGGGCCATATGGGGGCGGCATGCCTTTTATGATGGCCAACGAAGGCGGTCTTGCATCTTTGCCAGTTCATATGGCTAGAGGTGGGGAAGGCTTTGCGAACCTTGGCGCTCACATTGCATCGGCCATGCCTGCCTTTAGTAGCGCACGGCAACTTGGTATGCAAGTGCAGGGAAAAATGAAAGGCGATCTAGGGCAAATGGGAACAACTGGAACAGGTGGCCCTGGCTATAACACGGTAGGCACAGAAGAATACGAATCTAGACAAAGACCTGTTAAAAAGTTTTTAGCAAGAATGAGAGCTAGACAACAAGCCCGACAAGCTGCAAGAGCAGCAAGAAGAGCAGAAAAACCTAGTGAAGTGCAGCAAGAAAGCCGCCCACGCATAACAGGTTTAGCAGATAGAATTCAATCGTTTAAAGATCGTCAAGCCAATAAAGCAGAAGCTAGAGATGC